TAAATCAGTTCGTGTTATATCAATAAACCTTTCAAAAAATAATCCAGGAGGTATAGGATCTATTTCAGTAATCCTAGAAAGATAACAAACCAAACTCCCAGCAGCAGAGCCACGACTAGGTCCAACAAGCATGTGTTTTTTAGCATAATGGACCATATCAGCAACGACAATAAAATAACTCTCATAATCTTTAGATCGAATTAATTCAAGTTCATAATTAAGCCGATCCTCATATTCCTTAGTCCAATTCATCTTTCTATATTTAATACCGTCACGGCAAAGCGTCTCCAAATCACCATCTTCTTTAATCATAGGAGCACAAGGCAAGTCATAATCAATAAACTGTTTAAAAAGCTCTTCAGAAGTTTCTTGATAATCTAATTCATTTTAGAATATATTGCGGGGTTGTTTTAGTACGAGCCCTCCCCATAAATTCAAATGTTTGTTTGTCTTTATCTAAGGAATATGCATTGTCGCTAGTTGCAATTAGCAAAAGGCCTGTGTCTTTTGCTAATTGTTTCTTTTTTATAGCTAATATCCTGCTGGACGGGTTAATGTCTATTACTGCTTCGACAGAGACCAAGAAGTCTCTGTCGACTATGTCACCAGCAAACTTCATAATGTTATTACTCATAAGCTCAATGTCTTTTTTATATAGTCGAGCAAATCTACCAGCTTTTGTACTAACCATTTGTTGGTGAGCTTTACTTGAAAATTTATAAAGCTCACTCAACCCTGCTTGGGTTTTGGCTAAAAACCACATGCGCTGAGTTGTATCGTCATCACTCACAACTAAATCAACCCCCAACAAAGGTATAATACCAGCGGCTTTACAGCCTTTAAACCAGGCAACATGGCCCCAGGTTGAATTTAAATCAACTATGCCTGCAGCTTTACATCCTTGATCTTTTAAACAAGATATAATTTTATTAAGTGGGGCAAATGTCTGGCCAAATGTATATTCAGTTTTGATTTTAAATTGTATCATTTTTAATTTCCTTCATAAGTATCCATTCTTCAGGATTAGTTATATCAGCAGAATCAACAGCTGTTACTCTGCCATTATAGTTATCTGTTACAACATATGAACTAATTCCTTCTGCATGACGCACAATGTCGCCACGTTCTAGGTTTTTAAATTCTTGATCTGTCATATTAAGATCCTTTTTTTAATTTCTTTGTAAAGCTCCCCAATAATACTCTCTGGTTATAAGCAAAAGTACTACTTGAAATTTCACGATCTGCCCATAAACTAAAGTTCTTGTGTATTTTATTAATAATTTTTTCTAATCGTTCTTTTCTATTTAACCTCCCCAAAGCTTTATCCCCCACAGGGCATTCAGGATGGTCAAGTGTTATAGTTTTACTCATAAGCCCTCAATCTTTTCAAAAAATTTATCTTCAATTAATATTTCATATAAAGCTTCACAATCGTCAACAGCCCTATGTGTCTGTGCCAGGGGCTTTCCTATAATGTGTTCATATAAATTAATAAGTTTAGGCATATAACCAAGTAAAGGAGCATACTCATTAACAGTACAAATTGTTTCTGCAGGCCAGGGGAAATTATAAAAATTTTTAGATCTTTTAAGTTCATTACTCAACATGCCAACATCAAAAGCAGCATTGTGAGCTATTAGCAAGTCGCAACCTTTAAAAAATTCAATCAGCTTTGGGCTAAATTCTTTGAAGGTTGGTGCCTCAACAAGATCATCATCCTTAATACCAGTTATCTTTATTATTTTAGCACTAAGCTTTTCTTCAGGGTTAATAAGTTGGGATAAAGATTCAATTTTTTCAAACATATCAACTTTAATAGCACCCAATTCTATTATTTTAGGCTGACTAACCAGTGGTGCTGTTATTGGTAATAAAAGCCCTGTTGTTTCTGTATCGAGTATTATTGCTATTGTCATATAAACTCCATTATTATATTTTTAATTGAATAGTCTGTTTTATAAATTCAGTTTCTATATTCATTTCACAAAGTGGTAAATCTTTAAATTCAATTTTTTTGAAATTAATCTGTAATCATAGTAATAACCGCAAGTTTTTTTTACATATACTTTCTGATCTGTTTTTAATTTTACATTCTGTATTATTAGAACACCATATTTCATTCATCTTTCATTCTCCTTTCAGTAACGATTCCAGCATTGCTGAATAAACAGCTATATCATGTGCACTGTCTATGTGATTTATGTTTGTTGTTGATAACCGTGTTATTTTAACCATTATCATCATAAACAGGTGATAGCGATTGTGCTCTTTAGCTGTTTTAATAGTAACACCATCAGGGAACAAAGCCTCAAGAACACAGCCAATCCGCTTCCAATTATCACCATATATTTTATTGCGTTCTTTAAATGTCTTTAACATATCAACCATTACAAATTCAGGATCAGAGCAAGGCAATTCACGTTCATTAATAAAAACACATTCAGCACATATACCTTCACTTTTATACATTTCAACAACGTCCATCCGGTCATCATAAGCACAAGATATTTCTTTCGTGCCTTGCTCAAATATTTTATGTAATAAAAATCTTTTTAAATCCACAGACTTCATATGATTACCAGTAGGTCTCATAATCAACAAATCATATTTAATGTTGTATTTAATTAACCAATTTTTAGTTTGTTGTCTGTATGCTTCTGGGCGGCTTGTGAATATAACTATATATTTAGTGCCCTTTAAAATATTTAAATTATCAGGTTTATCATCAATACAAGCAGCATGATATGAATCATATTTATTTTCTTCATCTATAAGGTTCATACGCCATTCGTCATCGCTAATGCAATTGTCTAGATCTACTATTATAGTATCCATTACACTTCCTTCCGCATATGGTCAACAATTTTTAATAGTTCACCTTTCTTCTTTAAGTCCCCGCCATACTCACGCTCAGCAAATTTTTCAATTTCAGCAAAGTAATCCCTTCCTTTATTAAATATAAACATCTCTGCCCATGGGTGAATTTTAACAACCTCATCGACCATAGCCTTGACCACTGATTTATATTCATCCTGTGTTCTGGCCTCCTGTCCTACTTTTAACGAGTTCGGAAAAAGTTCTAAGGTTAAACTTGCAAACGATATTAGTGGCTATATTAGTAGGTAAAACACATCTTGCATCTTCAGTCTGTAATCCTAAATGCAATAAAGAATTATAAGTTGCTTTAATAAAATTATTACATTTCATAACCATAGTTTTGGCTATATCATTTGCTTCAATTTTTTTAGGAAATACAAACCCATATTCACCTTGATTAGTGTTACTTTCATGATTGCCTTTCTATGAGTTCCACCCCGTATTTTAGTATTTTAGTTTTCATTGCTTTTCGAGCATAAGCAGCAGCATCATAAGCAGCAGCAGCAGCAGCAGCAGCATCATAAGCAGCAGCAGCAGCAGCANCANCATCATCATNANCANCANCANCATCATCATCATCATCATCATCAGCAGCAGCAGCAGCAGCTTTTCTATTCTTTAAGGTATTATTTTTAATGCATTTCTTTGCAGCGTTTATAGCTTCTCTCGGTCTTTTGTCGTCAGGGTGTCTTTCTTCAAAAATATGTAAAACTTGTTTTGCTGCATATACAGCATATCTTATCTTATTTTCTCGATTAAAACTTCTAGATAAGAACCAGTTGAGATCGCTTAAATTACCCTGTTTAAATGCTTCTTTTACAATAACTTTAAGTTCTTCACCTTTTTGCATGTCGAAATTAGCACAGCACCAAACAATACCTTCCTCACATGCGGACATTCTTTTTAATAAACGCTTTGTTACTTTCATTTATTATTCCTTTCTTAATTATTATTATTTGTTAAACCATCTATAGATCACACAAGTATTATATGCCTTATGCGATCGAACATGATTTATTAAATAATGAAAAAAGTAAGCTTCTTTTTATCATCTTTAATGAATACTTTTTTCTTTCTTTTTTAAGCTCTGATCTAAATTTAATATGCTTACCCATAGGCAGGTCAAGTTGACGGAAAGCATCAGCAACCGATTTATAAATTACTCCAGAGACTTTAACTTTATCCCGTTTTGATTTTGTTTTTACGACTTTAGGATCTTTTGTTGATGTTGCTTTTAATGCCTTGGCCAATGCCTTTTCTCCTGCCGACTTAGTTGCGAATCTTTTAACTTTTTTACCTGTCAGTTTGTTGTACTCTTTAACTATTTCTTGCATTTTCACATCGTTCTCCTCTTCTTTAAAATTTTTAGTTAGCCATTCTTGATAATCTTAAAGGTTTATCGCAAATAAAATATCCTTTATTGCTCCTGCCGATATATAATCTCATCAATAAGTCACCACAAAGGTTATAACAGATGCAGCAAGCCAATAAACCGCTTTGCGCAAGTCTACTCCTAAATAAAAGAAACTAGAACATAATATTATCTTTGTTTTTCATTAAAATGGCTCCTTGCTAAGTTCTTTAATTGGGTTATAGTTTGCTGGTGTGCCTGCTTTAACGTACACTGTTACTTTTTTACCTTCTAGCCTCCAGCGACCATCTTTTGTTTTTGGATTCCTGAATATCGTGTATCCTAATCTGCCTATGGCATTGCTTAATTTCCGTTTAACATCAGCAACCTTTTCACCAGCAGCTTCTGCCTTAGTCAATATCCAATCGGCTCTAACCCCAACAGGCTCATCCAACACATCAATAATATCATCCAACCATTGGTCGTTTGTTAGGCCTGCTGCTATGACTGTTTTGTGTGCTGATGTTTTACGCTGTCCAGTTGCTGCGTTAAAAGATTTTACATCATATTCATGAAGGTAAGCAGCAACGTGATTAGCACCACCCCCTAAAAACCATTCCCAAAGATCTGTGAAGTATGTTGAACGGGCCTTCTCTTCAATCAAACCCATCTCAACCATCGTAGCACATTCAATAACATCATACCTTCTATCATCTTCAGGTATATATATGCCACTAGCTAAATGATTTGTTGTTATAATAACTCCGCAGTGCATGCGTACTGAATATTTCTGTCCGTACTTCGGGTTAATGCTGCAAACGTCTGGTGAACCTGATATTAGAACTTTAGTGCGTTCGTTAAATGCCCATTTACTCATTTCGTGCAGGTTGGCTGCTTCGCTAATTCGTATTAAAACATTGCTAACAAATTCATTAAAGTGACTATCGAATGCCGATGGCTCTATACTAGCAACATTCCACGCTCCAATAGCAGGGCAACAAAATTCAATAGCAGTATCCTTACCTACTCCTTGCCCTCCTGCGATAAGTAAAGCAAAGCGTGGTTTTTCCCAGGGCTTTTGCACTCTGTGTGACATGTAATTTAAGAATTGTTTTGCGTCACCTGACTTGTTGAAAAGTTTATTGATGTGTTCTAGGAATGGCTTGGCCAACTTAGCATCACCCAATTCAATAGTTGGCTTACGGTAAGTATTAAAAACAGCAGCTCCAGGAACGCTTAATATTTCACCTTCACGACAGTCATGCCCTTTTATATAATCAACATCCAAAGCAGGATCGCAAGTCATGGATGTTGCTAATTGATTAAGTTGTAGCCAGTTACTGGCTTTAATTATTTTACCATTTTCATTCATAGGACTAACAGCAGCATCAACAGCAGCAGCAATCCAATGGCTTATGGTCGGTCTGTATATAAAATTATTCCCAGGCCCATAAAAAACAAATTGATTAATAGGTACATCGCCTCTTTTAGGTGCCCATCCATTATCAACAGCAGCCTTAACTATTGTGCCTATGGTTAGGGATTTATCTGATTGCTGTTGAGATATTTCATAAAAAGCCTCACGCATAATGCTGTCGTGGTTGCGTCCTTTTTTCCTTTGATCTTTACCTGCCCAAAGCTCATAAACTTTCCAAGCTTCGTCTGATCGTTTAAATTCCCTGCCTAAAATTATCCCAACATTTCGCCATAAATCTCTGTCTGAACTTGGAATGACTTCTAACATATCTTCTGCTTGTTCTATTGTGTACTTGCCTTTATATATATTATTTTTATTTTTACGGCCTCTTGTTTCTTTTTTTCTGCTGAGGTGGGCTGGGAGCACTGCAATTTTATCTCCCCAATTCATCCAAGAGTAAAACCCGCCACTGCGATGTTTAGATGGTGCTGCTACAATATACCCGCCATCATTCCTGCAATCAACCCCTTGGCCCAATACGTTGCTGGCAGTTTTAAGAGCTGAGTTGTATTGAAAAATAACATGAGCGCCTCCTGAACCTGTTACTGCTGTTAGGGTTTGGGGCTCGCCCTTATCTTTAATTGCTTCTGCCCAACTTTCTGCTCCTGATTTGCCCTGGCCTGTGTCGATGTCTAAAACTGTAATGCCACTCACCTCACCAGTAACAATCGCTATGTTACTGGGCGGAGCCCCTTCACCAAACCAAGTTTCAATTTTATCAGGGTCAATAGAAGCTTCTTTTAAACCTCTGCGCAATCGGGGATGCTTACCTGCATCACCACAAGGGTGAATCCCACATGAGCACTTACCCTTTTTATCAACAGTGTGTAAAGGGAATATGTGCCATCCTAGTTCAATATACTTCTTTGCTGTTTTTAGCATTATATTATTATTAATTTATTATTTATAATTAAAATGACAGGACAGGATTCGAACCTGCATCTCGTTGCGACTTTCCCTTTAGCCCACCTGTCATTAATAACAACAGATCCACATTTAACTGTTGTTAAAAGTTATCGTCTGTTTGAGTTTGCTGCTCTGGCTGTTGAACTTCTACTTTACCTGCTGTGACTGATTCGTGGAAGTCTCTTGCCTTGCTATAGGCATCCGGATCTGTTAAGACACCCTGCAATTCAATCAACACCCCGTGCCAACGACCTTTGTCGTTTTCTTCTTTGGTTGTTGTGATCTTATAAGTATGACTGAAGGAAGGCGGATTGAATTTTTTACCTTTTAGCATCAGTCATCTCAATGCCCTTAATCAAAGACATCCAACGCCTAGACTTTTTAATCTGTGTACTGCTTAGACTTAATAAGGCCTGAGTCCAGGAACCGTTTTATTTTTAATAATATGAAATGATTCCTGGTATCAATTAAATCATCACCATCAATTTTTAAAAAACCATTCTCATCTTTATTCAAGCCGTCAATATTACCAGTATCAATATCAATCGGATCGTAATCACCCTTAAACCCGCCACCTTTTTCTCTGGGGACGAAGCGCAGGAACCTTCTTTGGAATGAACATGGAATGATAATAGCCTCATCGAACAACTCATCGGTTATTGTGTTGATGAGTTTCCCTGCTTTAGCTCCCTTAACAGTTTCAATTTGCGGGCTCAAGCCCTGAAGGACGCTCAGGAAGGGAATTGCCAGGCAATCTTTATCCACTGTTTCTGTTCCTTTGCCTGCGTCTGTTGCAAAGTTTATTGCTGCTGGGACTGTTGAACCCTTTTTTACCATTTCTTTTTTTGCCATTTTTCTATTCTCCTTTTGTTAGTTGTTGTTAATTTAAATTACTGTTTACTATTGAATCTTCATCTTTTCCTAAATGATCTCTTTCCATCATTTTCTAATTTTTAATTTTAGTTGTCCATATTGGCCTTGCACCAAATAGGTCTAGAGGTATGTTGGTTGCTTTTGTTATCTGCTCCCTGAGGAAAGCTTTAAGGGTTTGTGCGTTTATGTTTTGGGTTAAGGATGCTGTGTGGCCTTCAACAATGAGTTTTTCATATACAGCTGAAGCAACAACGCTTTCTTCTCTGCCGAACTTGGCAGTAACATCAAGTTTAATCAAACCGCCATAGCCATTATCAGTAAGCCATCTATATGCTGCTTCCTTTTCGGCTTTTGGGATACTGGCATATACATCCTGCTTGATGCTTATTTCTTGGCCTGTGTCTAGCTTTAATTTTTCTAGACCTAACTCATGCATTGCTGAAGGGATACTTTCTTCTTTTAACACTCTTACTTTTTCTTTATTTTCTTTTAAAAGCTTTTCAGCATTGGCCACTCGTTCTTCAGCATTTATTAATGCTCTTACTAACCTTGCCATTTGTGTTAAAGATATCATGCGTTCTCCTTTCTATTTTCTAAAACTAATTTAACAATGTCTTTGTCTTCTTTCACTAGTTCAATTATTTTTATTAAAGTATCACTTAATCTTTCCAACCCATAATTATCTATACTTATGAGTTTTTCATGCACTGAGCTGAATTTTTCATCCAACTCTTTTAACTTTTTTTCAAATGTACTCATACTTTAATGTGTGCTGGGAGATACCTGCCGATGGTTCTGTCCCATTTTAAAATTATGAATGAACCAAAGTCCTTTGCCAATACGGCGCTCGCAGCTGCTATAATGGCTGGATCTCCTAAAGCAATTAGTGAGTCGCCTCTTTTGTAATTATAATCTTGAAGTTGTGTTCTGAGTTGTGATACTAAATCTGTTGTTGCGAAGAATGGTGCCTGTGCTGGCATCATTATTACTACTTCACCGTGCTCGGCTGCGGGTGCTATATTAATAACTGGTACAAATTTGCCTGTTTCCCTGTCTTTTCTGTGAGGAATTTGTGTGACATAAACTTTTACTTTATTTTCCATAGCCCTCCTTTCTATTAATTCTAAGTTATCGAAAATGATTTTAAACTTTCTAAATTGAAAAGTAAAGTAATATTTACCTATTTTTTTAAAAAAAATAAAGAATTTTATTTTATAAGGGAAAACGTATATTTAGAATTAATAGGGGTGCACTCATTGAAAAACGGCCGTGTGTGGCCGTGTGTATACCCTATTAAAGATTTAATTAAATAGTTATAGATAAGTAGGCCGTTTATTTATAGGTAGTAAGTATAACCCACACGCCCCCACACGGCCATGGATATTGAGTGCTTTTTACTTTATTTTATTTTAAAAATAAATTATAATTATATATGATTATTAATAAACCAAATTGGTGTAATAAAATAACTGGCTGTAGATATTGGTTTCATAGTACACAAGAGAAAAATGATTGTGAAAAATGTGACCAAATTAAGTAAAACTATTTTTTAGGTGTCTTATGGTATTAAAAAAAGGTGAACAGCTTTGGAAGATGAGACGTAAGCATGGTCGCAACAGAAAGTTCAATCCAGAAACATTCGCAAAAGCAGCAGAAGATTATTTTAAATGGATCGCTGATAATCCATTAATGTCAACTGAAATTGTAAAGTATCAAGGCGACGCATCACTTGTTGAAGTGCCAAAGATGCATGCTATGACTATTAAGGGCTTGTGTGTATTTTTGAATATTAGTGAAGACACTTGGCTGAATTATAAGAAGGATGAAAAATTTAAACCTATTTGTGAAGCTGTTGGTAATATAATTTATGAACAAAAGTTAACAGGAGCAGCAGCCGATTTATTGAATGGTAATATTATTGGTAGAGAGCTTGGACTTGTTGATAAGAGTGATACTATAATCCACGATGATGTTGATTGGGATAAGGTTGGTTATGATTTTGCTACAGCATTAGATAAAGCTCAAATGTCTAAACCAGAGAAAAAATAATATGGATTCATTAGCAGAAGAATATAAGCATTTTAATAATTTGCGTGATCACCAATTAAAATTTCTTGTTTTTTTGATTTAAGTCACGGCAGGAGTATAATTGTAAATTGTATTGGAACATCTCCACAATTTGCTGAAGATTACTTAGAGGAATAAAATGGATCAAAGTGTGATTGATAGAGCAGTTAATATTGAAACTAAATGTGCTATGAATGGTAAACCTGTAAGAAGGATTTTATATGAAGAACCTAGAACAGTTTCAGAATTAGAAGGTAGTTTTACAATAATTGAATGTGAAAGTTTAACAGCAGCAGACAACAGCCCATGGGATAAATAATATGATCCAATTCCCAGAAGCATGGAAAACTAAAATAATCCCACATGCTATTCAGCATAGACTGATTACAGAACCTTATCGTTTCAAGACTGTCCCAGCAGGCAGAAGATCTGGAAAGACTTTTCAATTTAAAAGGCATGTTGTTAAACAAGCAATGAAAGTTAAAGGTCCATACTTTGCAGGAGCTCCTGTCCAAGGTCAAGCTAAGAAAATATTTTGGAATGACTTAGATGATTTAATTCCAAAATGGTATAGATCAAAACAGCCAAATAAAACAAATATGATTTTTTATCTAAACAACGGTTCAGAGATTCATGTTGTCGGACTTGATAAACCAGAACGTATTGAAGGTATCCCGTGGCAAGGCGGTGGGATTGATGAATTTGGAAACTGTAAAGCAGGAACATGGGGTGAACATGTAAGGCCTGCTCTTTCAACAATTGGTTTAAATGCATGGTGTTGGTTGTTTGGTGTACCTGAAGGAATGAATGAGTATTATACATTATGTAAAGACGCTGAGTCTGGAATAGATCCTGATTGGATGAATTATACTTGGTTTTCATCTGACATTCTTCCAGCACATGAGATCACTGCAGCAAAACGCCAATTATCTCCAAGACAATTCAGACAAGAATATGAAGCCTCATTTGAAGGAGCCACTGGTAGGGTATATGCTGACTATACACAAAAGAACCATACTAAAAAAGTTTTTGACCCAGGTAAACCTATTCATTGGATGCACGACTTTAATTTTGTTCCTTTAAGTTCAGCTATATGTCAGATTGAATCTAAGAAAAAGAAAATTAATAAAGGAACAATTAATGAAAAGATAATAAACGTCGATCATATTTATTGTATTGATGAGATCGTATTAGAATCTGCTGTTGCTAAGAATGCAGCTATTGAATTTATTGAAAAGTATAAAGGGTATGAACGTGTACCTGTTTATTTATATGGTGATGCGTCAGGTCGAGTTGGTNNAAAGCATAATATTGAATCTGAGTATATAACAATTAAAAAGATTCTTCAGAAAGCAGGGTTTGAAGTTCATGAGAGATATCCAAAAGCAAATCCTTCAATAAAAAACGGACAGAATAGTTTAAGAGCTAAAATATTAAATGCTGATGGTGAAAGATTTCTTCATGTCAATCCAACAAAAGCAAAGTACTGTGATGAAGGTTTGCTAACAGTTCAATTAAAAGACGGTTCAGCCTTTCAAGAAAAAGAAAGTAAATTTCAGCATATCACAACAGCCCTTAGATACTTCACTAATGTGTTGTGGCCTGTGTCTGGAGGCTTGGGGATATTTGAATTTGATTCAGGAATGTAATTATAAAAGATGTATAATGTGAGGAAAAAATAAATGCCCCTTAATAAATGTGAAGATTGCAATACATTATTTACAGATCCTCTTATGCAAACACATTGCATAAAATGTAGTCAAATAAGAAACAGTAGAAGTGTCTGTACTATTTGTAAAGATGATATTGAATATAAAGACCCATTGTTAAAGTCTGAAGAAGACGGTACATTTATTTGTCATGAATGTTATTTGAAACAGAATATTTGTTTTATTTGTGAGACTAGGTTAGGTCCAAAAGTAGATTGTGACATAGTTGATAATAAAACTTATTGTAGAGAATGTTTCTCAAAAGCTAAAAAAGAAAATGATCCAGACACAACAGAACAAATATTAGAAAAAATACTTATAGAGATAAAGGAAATAAAAAAGATAGTAACTCCAATAGAATTTAAAAAATAAAAGGAGAAAATAAAATGCCAGTAGAATCTTTACATCCAGATGTTGAAACGTGGTTGCCTGTTTGGCAAAAGAATATGGATGCTTATTTAGGAGACCGTGTTATAAGGTTTGGAGACAATCAGCAAATCTATTTACCAAAGCTTACTTCTACTCAAACCCCAACAGATTATCAAACATATAAAGGTAGATCTTATTTTATAGAAGCAACAAGCAGGTCAGTAGACGGTCTTGTTGGGGTTGCTTTGTGGAAAGACTCTCTAATTGAATTGCCTGACTATCTTGATGGGTTTATTACTGATGAAGAACCAAAAGAAATTTTAACAGAACTATATCAAACAGGCCGATATGGGATTTTAGTTGATATGGAGCAAGATGAAAATAGTAATATGATAATGGCTATTTATTCTGCTACAAATATTATTAATTATAGGTTATTCCCTGATGGTACTTTTAAATGGGTTGTTTTAAAAGAAACTATTGATGGTTCAGATGAGGAAGATAAATATATACAAAATCCTGTTGTTGTATATAGGGAATTAAGAATAAACGATAATGGTGCTTATGAGCAAGTATTACATAAGCCAGATGAAGAAGGTGTATACCATGAAGACAAAGACACTTTAATTATACCTCTTAAAAGCGGAGCACCATTAGATGAAATTCCTTTTAGGATTTATAATCCGATTAAAGCTTCTACTAATATTGAACCTCCACCTATTACTGGTATAGTGAATTCTAATATTGCTTATTATCAAATATACACAGAAATAAGACATAAATATCATTGGTCAGCTATTATACAAATAATTATTTTGGAGCATCAGAAGATGAAGCAAAAGGACTTAAGTTAGGAGGACCAAAAGCTTGGGGAATAAAAAATACAGATGGTACAGCAGAGGTTCTTGAAACTTCAGGGAATGGTTTTGAAGCTATAANACTTGGTCTTAAAGGTGAAACTGATACGATGGCATCTCTTGGCGCTAGACTTTTAGAACCTCAAAAGCAAGCAGCTGAAGCAACTGAAACAGTTAAGCTAAGACAAACAGCAGAAGTAGCAACAACCAGTTCAATAGTTGGAACTGTTGAGGGCTCAATTCAATGGGCAATCGAATTAGCTGCTGAATGGAAAGGAAATACAATAAATAATATTAATGAAGTATTTAAGATGAGTCGTGATTTCTTTACATCTAAAATGACTCCTGAAGAAATAAGAGAGTACACAGCATCATGGCTTGCTGGTGCATTAGATGATGCTAATTTATATTTGAATTTTAAGGAAGGAGAAGTGATTAAAACAGATATAACTCAGGAAGAGTTCATTGAGCTTATGAATAAAAAAAGAGAATCATTAAGTGAAGAATTAGAAATTGATGATGAGGAATAATAACTATAATTTAAGAAGAGTAAAATGAAAAAGTATTTAGTATTAAGTTTAATTTGTATATGTGGTATTCTTACTAGCTTAGCAAGAGCTGAAACGATTGATATTAGTTCGTTTCTTATATCAGACATCCCAGGTCAAAGCACAACTTATAAAACAAGATACTCAACCACGGGTACTGTTAATACAACTTCCGTATTAGTGGTTAGATTAGATATACCGATAGTGTCTGGTCAAGTCAAAGAGTTTGGTTTTGAATCGTCTTTTGATAATTGTTCTGTATGGTTATCAGAAGGTGAAAACGATAATGAAACTGCTATTCAGACCTTCCTACATTTTACAGATATTAATTTAGGATTCCAACCTGCATTTGACCCTGTTTATTTCTATAACAGAGATGATCCATCTCAGAGAAGTATTTATATGTCCATTGATAATAAGGCTGCTGATAATATGTCTGGTTGGGATTTAATTATCACTTATGGGAGGTAATTATGAACATAATTAAAGCGATTATAATTAGTTTTTATGAAGTATTAAAAAATTCTTATAATTATGCTAAGACACTTAATAAACTAGAAGATCAAGTAAAAAGTAATAAGCCAAAGCACTGTAAATTAAAAGGTGTAATTGATTGTGTAGGATTTACACAAATAGGGTTTTGTGATGGTAGTATAAATGGAATAATTTGTGGATCTTTTGTACAGGAGAAATAAATTATGTTTGAAATAGCTTTTGACTGTTATACAGATTTTCATTTAAGAATTACAGAAGTAATTATGGAAGAAATAATGCATAGACAACATCTTGGAGAAATAATGAAAAAGATTCAAGATGCTAATTAATATAGATAAAAAAAAATAAAAGGTAATTAATATGGCAAAAGTAATTATAAATAATAAGTTCAAAGACCCATTAAAAGAACAACATTGTACAATTGGTGATAAAAGGTATTCATTTATGATTTACTTGGTGAAGTAAAAACTATTAAGGATTTTGTTTCTGAAATGAAACAAGTAAGAGATTGTGATTTAAATTTTCCTATTATCCTTGATGATGAAGGATATGTTTTAGATGGGAGGCATCGAATAATAAAAGCTTTATATGAAGAACAAGAAACAATTAAAGCTGTTCGATTTGAAATTATGCCAGAACCTTGCGGGTTCATTGAGGAGAAAAAATAATGACAACTAATTATATTGTCCCAGGTTCAAAAGAATACAATGAAATATTTGATTTCTTAAAAGAAAAATTAAGCTTACCTGATGGTTTGAAAGAATGTACTATTCGCATGGCTTGTAATGATGTAATTACAGTTGACTGTACTTTTCGTGCTCACCCAAAAACAACTTATGTTGATGTAATTGATACGGAGAAAGTGGATGCTTGACATAGTAATTGAATTTAATAAATATGATTTAAATGGAATGATTTTAAATTTAAAGTTGTTATCTTGGAATTGCGGTTTAAAAATATCTAAAGATTTAAAAGAAAACCCTAATTTTTTACAAGAATGCTTTGAGGAAGATATTTATGTTTGAAATAGCAATTGTATTTGATAAGTTTTTAAAATTTTCAGATAATATAGATATTACCATCTTAAGTTGTTGTGAACCTATTAATATGGGAAGTTCTAGATATAAAACCAGAAGGATAGAAACAATAAAAAATGAATTTATAAAAATAGAAGTATGGAATAATTAATGCCTACTACAGTAAACGATANAATCTTAGATGATATAATATCCAGGTCTGTTGATATTAGTCGGTATGAGCCTGTATTAAAAAAGCAAGTCGCTAAGGTTTTAAATCAAATTGAAAAAGATTTAGTAGCAGATGTCGTTAAGATTGATCCATCTGCTCCAAGATATTTAATACATAGACAAAACCGTCTCAATAAACTTATAAAACAATCTAGAAAAACTATAGCTTCAGGCTATTCAGAAATAAATAAAATAAATTCTAAAGCCACTCAAGAGCTTGCTGTAATAGAAGGTGATTGGTCTGAAGATTTATTAACTAAGTTTGTTTCAGACCCTGTTGCAGTTCAGATGAACACTGTTGCTGTTCCTGAAGTTTTATTAAAAGAACTTGCTAAAGAAACTTTAATAGATGGAGCTACTTCAAAACAATGGTGGGCTAAACAAGGCGGAGATTTGTCTGATAAGTTTGTAAGGTCTATGAGAGCTGGAGTTTATGCCGGTGAAAGTCTGCCTAATCTTTTAAAGAGAATAAAAAATCCAAATAATGTTGGTTATATTGGAATAAAGACAGTTTCCAAATCACAAGCAGAAGCTTTGGTCAGAACGTCAGTTCAAAATGTAACCAACAGAGCAAGAGAAGCAACATATGCTGCTAACAGTCATTTAATTAAATCATTAAAATGGATATCAACTCTTGATACTAGGACAACTCCATTTTGTATACAAAGAGATAATAAACTTTACACTGTTGACCATAAACCAATTGGTCATAGGTTTCCTTGGTTTGGTGGTCCTGGAAGTATTCATTGGCAATGTCGTAGCACAACAACAGTTATATTAAAAGCAGCTTTTGAACTTGGTCTTGATACTAAGGATATGAGATATTCAATGACAGGAGATGTTCCTGCAGATACAGATTATATTAATTGGTTAAAGAAACAAGACGTGTTTACTCAAAATAAAACTTTAGGCAAAACTAGAGCAAAACTCTTCAGAACTGGAAAAGTAAAGAATTTCAATNCATTAGTAGATCAAAATGGTAGATTTAGAAAATTAGAAAGTTTGTCAGCTTATAAAAAGGGTAAAAAAGCAGCTTAAAAAGGTTTACTTTTAATATAAATAAATATAAAATATAACCATAAAATGGTAAAATTACTAAAAGCTTTGAAAGAGAGGTTGTCATGTATCCTGCTGGAAGAAAGATCCGGTGTTATAGTTATTGAAATTACCATCCACGATGGTGGTATTAGAGGGTGGAATTTTTTTAAGAAAAACAAAATTTAAACGGATTTCTTTTTAAGCCCTATTAAAATAGGATTTCTTTAAAAGCCCGTTAGACCAGTAAAATGGTTTGACGGGCTTTTTTATTTTTTAACCAGGCAAGCGTGATGCTGCCATAATATTAATAGCTTAGTTAAAGTGATTTTAATTGAGCCCAATCGTGAGGATTGAAAAATGCTAAAGTACTTATATGACAAAAAAGAAGATGTACCTGAGGAAATTGTAAAATTTTATAAAGAGAATGATAAGGGAAACATGGTTCTTGAAATTGATGGTGTGATACCTGATATTCAAAAACTTAAAAATGCTTTAGAAGATGAGCGCAAAATCTCTGGTAAAGGAACTAAAGAGATTAAGCAGCTAAAATCTATCATCGGAGATCTAACATCTGAAGAAATTCAAGAGCTGAAAAATAACCAAGAGAAATATAAAACAGCGATTTCTAAAACTAACACTGAAATGGATGCCCGGGAAAAGCAACTGAAAGAGAAATGGGAAAATATTGTTAAAGAAAAAGATGAACAAATTTCTGTACTTGGTAAAGACGTAGAAGAGTATGTTGTTAAATCTCACATACTTTCTGTTCTTGCTCATGAAGATGTTAAAGGCGACCCTGAAGTTCTTTATGATCCAATTCGTAAAAAGCAACAAAAGTTTTACGAAAAGAATCAGGTGGATTTGATTTCAAAGTATTAGGTGCTGATGGCGAGGTAAGGGTTGGAGATAATAATGGAAATGATATGTCAGTAATGCAGCGAGCTTTAGAGTTTAAGCAGAAAAAAGGTTTCTCATCTGCGTTTCCTCCATCTAAAGGTGGCGGTGCTCCTGGAAGTACAAATCACACTCCTAATAATTTTCAAACTAATAAAGATTATGACAAATTATCTCCTACAGAAAAATTAAGAATATCGAGAGAAAAAACAACTTAAAATTTGGAAGGAAAATAAATTATGGCATTAACACTTGTAGAAGCAGCAAAAATTAATCCTGGTGATGTACTTAAATCAGCGATTATTGAACAGTATGCCAGAACATCTGATATACTTAGAGTTTTACCATTTGAGGACATCCAAGGTAATGCAGTTAAGTATAATCAGGAAAGTGCCCTCCCTGGCGTTGGATTTCGTGGTGTAAATGAGGGTTATACTGTAAAGCACTGGCATTTTAAACCCTGTAACTGAACCACTTGTTATTGCAGGTGGTGATCTTGATGTAGATAACTTTATAATCTCAACACAGGGCATTGGAGTTCGTTCTACTCATGAGATGATGAAAGTTAAAGCACTTGCTCTTAGATGGACTAAAGAGTTTAGTCAAAGGAGATTCTGATTCAGATGCAGCAGTATTTGACGGTCTTCAAGTTAGAATAGCCGGCGATCAGTTAATCTCTAATGGCACAACTTCTGGTGGTGATCCTCTTTCACTATTAAACCTTGATGCTCTTATCGATCAGGTCAATGGTATTAACTATCTAATCATGAATAAGACAATGCGAAGACGATTGACTCAGGCTTCAAGAAATACATCTGTTGGTGGTACAGTTACTTTTGCTACTGATTCATTTGGCCGTGGAGTTACTAAATACAATGATATCCCAATTCTCATTGCTGATGAAGATAATGAAGGTAATCAGATACTTCCATTTGCTGAAGCTGCGGCATCAGGCGGATCAACTGCAACGTCTATTTACGGAGTTGCATTCGAAGAAGGTGTATTCAATGGTATTCAGAACAACTCATTAAGTGCAAAAGATCTTGGTGAGCTTGATACTAAACCAGTTATGCGCACCAGAATTGATTGGTTTAATGGTATGTGTATTTACAACGGTCGTGCTGCTGCTCGTCTTTACGGTATAAGTAATGCAGCTGCAGTAGTGTAATTAAATTTTTTTTATAAAAATTAACGGAAGGAAAAATTAATATGGGAACTGCACCAAGAAGAAATAAAACTTATGATACTTTGCTTGAACTTCAGGATTTAGCTGCAATCACAGCTTCAGCAGCTGGCGAAGTTGATAGTACCGCAGTAATCCGAGATGTTGGTCTTGGATTATTTGAAGGTGAAGCTGTGATTGATGTTACTGCAATTTTTAATCACTGACAATGATGAAAAATATGTAGTTGATATCCAAGGTTCAAATTCTGCAACTTTTGCAAGTGGCATTGAAACTCTTGCGACTATTGAGTTTGGAGCTAAGGAAGTTCTGCGTGGTGATGTTGATACTGCTCTTGGGAGAACAATTCTGCCTTTTAATAATGAGCACCAAGGTGTGTCATATCGTTATATAAGGCAATACCTTACAACTGGAACTGGAACAACTGAGTCAATTACGATGTCTAATCGTGTTGGCAAAAAGTAATTAACCATTTGAAAGGAAGTGAAATGTTTAAAGCATATGATGAAAATGGCAAAGAGCATAATTATAAACATTTAGTAGATCAGAAAGAAGCTATTAAGAGATGTAATTATACTTTATTGCCGTCTGGTGTAAAGAGCACTCCAGAAAATCAGCCTGCAAATAAAAAAGAAAAAGCTGCAGTTACTAAACTTGCTAAAGCAAAAGATATTGATATTAAAAAATTCTGTGAGTTTCTTCAAATTGAAAATATCGATCATTTAACTAAAGCCGGTTTTTCTAAAGCTGAAGATTTTTTTAATCAGGAACAAGAGTAAGGTGAAATAAAATGCCAACAGCAGATACCACAAATTCCTTTGCAACAGTAACTGAAGCTGATGCTTATTTTTTAAATGAACTTCAGCGTAGACAAGCTTGGAATAATTATTCAGATGATGATAAAAGCAGTCTGTTAATTAAAGCAACATCTATTTTACTGTACCAACTTGATTGGATAGTTGAGCCTGATTTAGAGGACTTAGAGACTGAACACAAGCTTGCTTGTTATGAGCAAGCTTGGGCATGTCATTTAAAAGACAGGCAAGTTGAAGATAAAAGTAGAGGAGTTAAAAGTATGAAGTTAGATGTACTTGAAATTGAAAATGATAAGACAGATAGAGCTGGTGTTATTCCTAGCCATGTAACTTATCTTCTTAGAAATTTAATTACATCTTCTGCAGGCGGTGCAAACATTCCATTGGAGCGTGAATAATGAGTATCCGTGCTCAGTTCGCAAATGCTGCTGAAATCATTATGAAACAAGCAGGTGATGTTCCTATAGATATAACTTATAATAGTTATACTGAAGGAGCTGATGATGGAATGGGTGGAGCGTCAGATGGCACTTTTACTTCAGAAACAGTTCAAGCTTTTGTATATTCTTTTACACAAAAACAAATTGCAGAATCAGGGTTAGTAATTTCTCCAGGTGATCAAAAGGTTATTATTGAACAAGCTGTGTTATCTAGCTTTTAGATATTACTGTTGGTACAAAAGATGAAATGGTTATTAATAGTAATACTTATAAAATAATTCCTGAGGTTGGTGAAGATCCTGCGTCTGCTGTTTATTTCTTTCATATGAGGCAAAAGTAATGTCAGTTGAATGGAATGGAAAAGAAGCTTTTAGAATATTTAATGATGCATCAGAAGATGCTCTGAGAATAGCTGGGCTTCTTGTTTTAAATAGTGTTGTACCTAATTTAAATGTTGATACTGGTCGCCATAGAGCTTCTCAATCAGTTGCTTTAAGTTTTGAAGGACCAGCAAGACAAAAAACTGAAGTAAAAGAGTTTATTAATAGTGAAACAAAGCACAAACAAATGTCAACTTCTGAAGATGGTGTTGAAAAGCCACGGGCTTTACCTGGTGAACTTATTGCTGTTATTGGTTCTAATGTTGAGTATTCTATTTATCGTGAACTTGACAAACCAGCTTTAATGATGGCTCTTGAAAATAACGCTAAACCTATTGAAAAACTCTTTAATAGAAATTTATAATGAGTAATGAACTTTCAACAGCTTTATCAAGTTTAGTAAAAGAAACTTCTAATACGTTTGGTACAGCAATAGGAGATAGGTTTTTTCCACATGGTGATGTAAAAGAAGAAACAGCAACTAAACCCTATGCAACTTATTTATTAGTAGCACAAGTGCAAGATGATACATTTGATGCTGAGATAGATAATGTATTAATACGAATTAAAAATGTTTCTGATTCTAACTCGAAAGGAGAAGTTGAAACAAATAACAAATTGGCCAGGGATTTATTAAATAATACTAAGTTAACTGTAGCCAATCATGTAGGTGTACAGTTAATAAGAGAAGGTCAAATCCCTGCTATGAGAAGTGAAAACAAACTTGACTGGATTTCAACAATTGATTTCCGGACTAAAATGCAAAAGGAGTAAAAATCATGACTATTAGTTATAAAGTTGGTTCAGATGCAGCGATCATTAATAAATGGGGTCATGCAACTGATGAAGGAGTTATTCTTGGCCTGAATGCAATAACTATGCCTGGACTGGAAAGAACAATTATCACCGTTGAGGAATTCAGAAATGAATTTTCAAGACAGTTTACTGGAGGTGGAAACTATGGGACACTTGGATATTCTGGTAATGCAGTTATTGGAGATCTTACAGGCCAAGATCAGTTAAGAGCATATCTCATCGCAAGAACACAGTTCACTGATACAAGAGCATATTTTGATCTGAATGATTTTCTGATGTGTGACCTTGCTTCTGATAGTATATCAGCTATGCAAGTATCCAAAGCAATGTTTGGAAATGCCGATAAGAATAGTGTCTTTCCTTATGATGGTGAGATTATTATGAATGGAGCATATGCTATCTTTTCAGAGCATACTACTGCTGCTGCTGTTGGCGGGTATGCGTTTGCTGGCTCAACAATAACTGATTCTGGAACAGAGCTTGACCTGTTAAATATTCAGGTAGGGGACACACTTCAGGTTGATAAAGCAACAACTGCTGCAAATGATGGGCAGAAAACAGTTGTTACAGTCGCAGCTGGGGTTATCACTATGGATTCTGCTTTTGATACAGATGAAATATTTGATGCAACAGCAGGCAATGAAACACGCGCTCATTGGGGGCGCCAGTAGTATCTAATATTAATTAAAGCTCTTGCAAGAGGGCAGGGAGGGTGTTGATGCATCAACCCCTTCCACTTTTCCAAGAAAGGAAAATGTCATGAAGTTAATTAAAGAAAGAATTGAAACATTTCCAATCCCTAAAGATCCTGGTAAAGGCAAGTTAAAAATCAGATATTTAAATGCTGGTCAACGTCAGGAATTACTCCAAGACGTTAATGAAGTTAAATATTCTGTACTAGAAGGAAAAGAAGAAGCAACTGTTATCCCAAATGGTGTTGAACTTCGCAGAGCTGTTGTGATTGCCAGAATTGTTGACTGGGAAAATATGTTTGATAATGAAGGAAAAAAGCTTGAATGTACTGATGAGAATAAAATTGCATTTAGCTGTATGGATGGTTTTATGGATATCTTACAGGTAATGATTAATAAACTTGATAAAATGGTTGAGGCTGATCTGAAAAAAGAAAGAAAAAACTCCTAGGGTTCGCAAAGTGGATGAGTTTGACAGATAGACAACCTTGCGAACAATGCAAAAGTGCTTTTGCTCCAAGCCCGTGGAGATCAGAAAAACAAAATAAACAAAGGAGTTTAGAGTTTGAAAAAAAATGTAAAAAATGTCAACCTCAATTGTTATCTGCTAATGCTCTTGCATTAGATGTTTATTCTCATGTCCAAGGTCAATTGCTTTTAGGAGGAATGGGTGAAGCAATATCATTAAGATTTGAAGCAGTTGAAAAGTTTATCAGTATGTGTCATTATAAAAATAAACTTGAACTTTCGACAAAAGTACTTGGGCTTTCCGAAGCGATTATTCAGTTTCAAAATGAAAAAAGAAAAACTGATGAATTAGGAAAGCAGGGACCAAAATGAGATTAGGCGCAGCAATAGTAGAAGTAAAAACAACAGGATTAAATAAACTTAATTCTGATTTTAAAAAAGCTGGAAAATCTACAGGAGCATTCGAAAAAAGCACCACCAAGTCCATGGCTGGAGCTGAAAAAGCTATAAAGCAACTCGGTTCAGTTATTGGATTAACACTTGGTGGTGCCTTAGTTGGAATGGCTGTAAAAGATTCTATTAAATCTTTTGCAACTTTTGAATCTGCTACAGTGGACATGGCTAAAGTCACGTCCAAAAGTCTTGACACAATAAGAGCTGATATTCTTGGGATGTCATCAGATTTAGGAACATCTTCAAATTTGATGAAAGGATATTACCAAGTTATATCAGCAGGTGTTAAAGGTACTGCTAATCAATTAGATGTTCTTACCGTAGCATCTCAAGCCTCAAAAGCAGCCCATATTGGTCAAGGTGAGACTATTAAAGGTCTTACCAAATTAATGGCTGGTTATGAGGGCCAGATCAAATCAACAGCTGAAGCTGCAGATCTATTATTCACTATTGAAAAAGAAGGACAAACTTCTGTTGCAGAATTAATTCCTGTAATTGGTGGATTGGCTAAGGTGTCTGCTGACTTAGCAGTTAATTCAAATGAACTTGGGGCAGCTCTTGCTACTCTTTCTAAGACTGCAGGATCAACTTCTATTGCAGCAACTCAATATAGGGCTATTCTATTTGGTTTATTCAAACCACAAGAAAACATGATAAAAGTGTTTGATGAGTTAGGTGTTTCAACAGGCAGGATGCTCGTCAGGCAAGAAGGATTAGCAGGTGCTTTAGAGTTAGTTAAACAAACTGCTGCAAGTTTAAATATTGGTCTTGGTAAAGTTTTTGAATCAACAGAAGCATTGTCTGGTATATCTGCAATTGCATCAAATAATTTTGAGTCATTTAATGATTCATTAGAGGTAATGGAAGAAAAAACTGGATCTGCAGAAACTGCATTTTTAAATTATCAGCAAACAATGCAAGCTCAAATAGATACAACTATTGCAGATTTAGAAAAACTTAAAATAAGTATGGGTGAAACTTTTTCACCTGAGTTTATTGCTATATTACGTGGTATGTCTGCTTCTATGGAGTGGCTGAGAGAAAATGCAACAGCACTCCGAGCAACAATTGCTCATCTTGCTGTTGGTGGTTTCATAGCTTTAGAAACTACAATAAAAACTACACTCTTAGCAATGGGAGCTCCTTTTTCTCTTGCATTTAATTCTATGAAAGCAACCCTTGCAGACTTCATGGAATCGGTGGGAGATGTTCTAGTTAAATTTAGTAAGACTAAAGAAGTAGGCCAAGACCTTCAAAAGATGGCTGCAGAAATGCAGAAAACTGTTAAACCAGTAGGTTTCTTAAAGAAAGAAGCTGAAGAACTTGCAGATGAGCTTGAACGTAATAAGCAAGCCCTTAAAGATGTTATTGCTGGAATGTTTGAACTTACTAAGGTTGAAAAGAAAGCAGAAAAATCAACAAAAGAGTTTGCTCATTCAGTTGGAAGTTTTTTTAAAGAAGTTATTAAAGATGTAGAAGATTTAAATAAAGCTTCTAAGATCGTTTCAGATAAATATTTAAAAGNAAATAAAAAAATTATTTGAGTCTGTTGATAAACTGCATGAAGAGTTTTTCAGGAAACATTAGAGAACGTGAAGTTGGGAAATTTCAATTCAGACTTGATGAACTTGATAAATGGTATCAAGAAACATTAATAATATATGAAAAAGCAGGAAAAGATACAACAAAGCTTGTTGAAACTTATGAGCTTGGTAAAACAGATATTATTCAAGAACAAAATGAAGAGATCTTAAAAAATTCAGAAGATGCTTTCCAAGGCATGGCAGACTTTTATAAAGACGCTCTATTGCAGATGGTAGATGGTACAGGGTCTTTTTCAGATATGATAATCGGCAAGCTTAAAAATCTAGCTGCAACAATTGCATCAAACCTATTAACTAATGTTAGTAATTCTGTTCTAAGTTCAATTCCTGGGCTTGGAGGTGTAACTTCTGCCCTTGGATTGGGTAGTGGTGAAAAAGGATTAGGACTAACAAGTCTTCTTGGTGCAGGTAAAGCAGGAACAAGTATTTTTGATGCTTTTAAAACAGGTGGAGTCGGAAGCGCAATAAACGCAGGACTTGGATTTGATTTAATGACTGTTGACCCATCTTTTACAAGCGGTATTGCACAGGGTCAGGGTATATTCCCACAAATGACAGATGCAGGGGCAAACGGAATAATTCCCTCCGGTGGGTTTACTATGCCGGCTTGGTTGTCGGGTGCGATGTCAATTGCTGGAGTTCTGGGCGGTGGATATGGCTTATATCAATCAACACAAGCACCAAATGCAGGTATAGGAGCAGTATCAGGAGGATTGTCAGGACTTGGTGCGGGTTTAGGTGTTTCCGGAGTTTCATCAATGCTTGGTTTTGGTTCTTTGGCTGCCGCTGGTCCTATTGGTTTGGTAGTTGGTGCAATTGTAGGCGGTGTTTCTGGATATTTTAATAAAAAATCAGCAGTAGCAAAAAGACATAGAGTACACAGAGCAGAACGTGCTCAAAGTGTTTTAGATGAATTATCTTTTGGTACTGAAGAAGATCCTTTTAATTTAGACGATTTTAATGTAAAAAGTTTTCTTGAAAGAGACTTTGGCCGGTTTAATAATCCTCAATCTGTTGATGCTATTGGTAAATATGGTGGAGTAACTGGTGAAAATGTTCCTGATAAAATAACAGCCATAGGAGATGCACTCGATATATATAATAATGCTAGTTAAAGATTATGGTTCAACTTCTCTTGAAGCTGTATCTGTAACTGATGATCTTGCTAGAGCTGTAGATTCTTTTGGTAGAAATATAGATAGTTATTCAGACAATGCAAAGCTTTGGGTTGAACAGATGGGGCAACTTGCAGAGAATTTAAAAGCTTTACAATTAAGAGAAATATCAGATGAATTTTCAGCAGGTGAAAAATCTCTTATAACTTATTTTGAACAACTTAATAGACTTAATTTAGGAGATCATGAAGAAGCAACTTTAAAATATAGTCAAGCATTAAGATTTTTAACAGATTCAACACTTCCTGCCTTCTCTGGTGAATTAGCATTTGCTATGAACGAAATGCTTGAAGCAAAAGAAGTAATGGCTGATATGGCAAGAGAAGAAGAGCAGGTTGCTCTTAAAACAATGGTATTAAATTCTAATTTAGGATTAACAGATCGACAACTTGCATTACTCAGAGATACTTCATCAACTGTAAATGGGGAACTAATATCAATTTATGAATCAATGGGGCTGCTTGATGAACAATTTATTTTAGTATCAGCAGATGCAGGAGCTGCTGCATTATCAAGTGAATGGTTTGCAGATTCAGCAAATGATTTACGAAATGTTCTTAGTTCAGTTAATATAATATTTGAAGACACAGCAGAGTTATTTAAAAAGTTTAATATAGAGATTGGTGAAAATGAAGAACTTACTCAATTAATAAAAGGTTTGTATGGTTTGGCTGATGCTTTAGATCTTGTTTCAAGTATTGTTGCATCAGGAGAAGGTATATTTGAAAGTGGTAAAGGGGCAATTGAATCTTTAATTGCTGGTAACTGGGCAACAACTCATGCTGAATTACTTTCATTGTCAGGAGAGCTTCAATCATTATCTGAAATATTAATTGGTATAGGTTTAATTGATATTGGTGGTATATTTGGAGTTGGTGGTATAATTGTTTCAGGATTATCATTGGCATTAAAAATATTAATACAATTTGGAGATGTACTAAATGATATTTTTGGAGATGGCCAAGCAAATATCCCTACAACAATTGAAGAATTAAAAAAAGCCCAAGTAAAAGATTCTTTTACTCAACAAGATGCTCTAGCTCTTTTTTCAGAATTTTCAGCAACAGAGAATACTCAAGATAAACTTAATTTTGAAAAAATGATGCTTGAATATAGGACTTCACTTGCAATTGCAGAATTTGAAGCAATGGAAGAAGCTGGTATAATACTTCCTGAAGGATGGAGAAAAATATTTGAAAAAGGATCTAAAGATGCTCTTGAGCAATTAGAAGAAGATCTTGTGCAACCTTTTAAAGATTTTTCATTACAAATTTCAAAAGATATTGAAGCAATACTTGATACAAGAAATATTGAAAAAGAAATTAATAAATTAAAAGGTTTTCTTAAAAATCTAAATATTGATGATAATGATTATTTAAATAAATCAATTGAACTTAGAGATCTAGTACTTGAACGATNTGCTCTTGAAAAAGCAGAACTTGAAAGTATTAAATCTTCTTTTCAGGGAGTTCTTGATTCTGTTTCTAATCAGTTACATGCAATAATGACTTCAACAGATAGTCAAAGAGATATTTTTGAGCGATTGGGAATACAAAAGGCGGAAGTTAATCGTTTAAAAGGATTAGTTGGAAGCAGTACTGGTTTAGAACAAGCTGGATTTCAGGGTGAACTTTCAACAGCCTTAGGAGATTATTTAAGATTAGGACAAGAAGCATTCCAAAGACCATCATCAGACTATCAAGAAATATTTGAGTTTGTAACAGCAGAATTAAGAGCAATTAAAACAAGTGCAATGGAACAAGTATCATTTGCTGAAAATCAAATTATTAATTTACAAAATCAAACTGTAACAGAACTTCAGCATATACAAAATGCAATAGATAGACTTGCTGGAGCAGTTTTAGCTCAGCCACCTATTAAAGTAAATGTAAATGTAAATTTACCAGATGACTATAAATCATTAACTCCAGATAGTAGTGGTAAGCAAGAGCATCCAACAGATTCATATGATGGTGATCCTAGATTTGTAGATGATGTGACAAATATTGTAGATGATGAAATGAGAAACGGAAGACTGAGAGAGTCAGTCCAAAGATTAGCTGCATCTGGTAATTTATCAAAACTAAGAGGAGCATTCTAATGCCAAAATTTTTAAATTTTAGTTCATTAACAGGAGGTGGAGCAGGAGCTTTAGATTCAGTAAATACAACAAGCCTTGCTAATGCGGCTCATGCTTGGGTCAATGATGGCACATATTTTTATTTTTATGTTTTCAATTCTGCTTCAGGAGCAGCTGAAGATTCACCTCTTATTATAGCTCCCGATACTGGAACAGGAAGATGGATTTTAACAGGCATGGCTCTTAGTTTAACAGTCGGTACTACTAAAGGAGATGTCCTTGCCTTTACTGCTACCAGAGCAGTATCAAGACTTGCCGTTGGAGCCAACTACTCAGTGCTTGGGGCTTTATCTTCTGAAGCAACTGGATTAAAATATTTACCTTCTGATGCAGGGTATAAAACTCAATGGGTTGGAGCAGAGGCAATGATTCCATGTACAACTAATGGAGCTGAATCATTAACAAATGAATATGCTACAAATGATATTGATTTTGATGTAATGGCTTTTGATGGTGGTGCAACAGAAGAAAGAATACAGTTTACCATGAAATTTCCCGAAGCTTGGGACAGGTCAACAGTTAAAGTTAAATTTTATTGGACAAACGCAGCAGGCGCTTCACCTGCTGACACGGTTGAATGGGGAATTAAAGCAGGAGCATTAGCCAATGATGACCCGATTGATACAGCTCTTGGGACTGCTGTTACAATTTCAGATGCTTTAACGGCTGCGGGTGACTTGTGTATTACTTCTGCAACAGCTGCCTTGACCATAGCAGGAAGTCCCACATTAAATGAAATGATACAGTTTGAGGTCTATCGTAATACTGACGGTACAGACGACATGACAGAAGATGCTTGGCTGATAGGTGTTGATATTCAATTTTTAAATACTAACACAGTGAGTGCTTGGTAATGGAATTATTTAACAGAAGAAAACATTTTAGAGCCAATTATGGCACTATTTATTTAAAAGACTTGCAGACAAGTGCTACTTTTTTTAAATTCATATCTTGATGCCGATTGGACTGAATCAGGAAGCGGAGAGGTGACGCAAGGGGTTTATGATTTAGATGGTAATAAGAACTGTTGGTTTTTTGAAGGGCTTGGTGGTTCAAATGGCAGACTTACTGGTACAATGTCCAACTATTCAGACATATATTGGACTAAATTTAACGTTTGGATTGTTGATGCTCCAGGTGGTTTTAGTACTTCTTTTTTATTTACTTATCAAAGATGGTACAGATAAATTAAGATTATACATAAACAACGATAAAGTTTTTGTAGATAACGGAAGCGGTTTTCAAGAAGTTTGGGACGGTGGAACAGATTTTTTCAAAGGGTCATGGCACACGATAGCCTTTAAAGTTTATGATGATGCAACGGCTGATTTATGGGTTGATGGAACAGAAGAGGTGACCGGACTAGATACCGTTGCAGACGCAACATCTGCGGGTGAAATACAACTTCAGCATGATGGGAATTCACCAGAATCTTCTTATGTAAGAAATTTATATGTAACTGAAAATAAACCTTGGTAGGGGAAAAGATGAAAAGAATATTAATTTTGCTTTTAATAGTTTTTTGTTTTGGTTGTGTAGGGAAGCCTAAAGGCATAACATCTTGTATAACGAATAAGTTTAATTGTGATAAAGACATTAAAGAACTTCGCAGAGATTACACTAAATATGAAGCCCTCGTTAAAAAGTGGGGTGATGATAGAGATATGCTTGCTAATGGAAATGCTATTGAAAGCAACAATGATGACCTTAAGGCTCAAATAAAAAAGCAATTCGGAAAAGATATATATCAGCTTGGGATGCAAAGAATATTTAATAAACAAAAAGACATTTTCTTTTTTCCGATTTCAAATGCATCTATAAGACCGAAAAAACAGTTTATATTAGAACTGCTAGAATTTTCACCACAAGACAAATGGAAGTCATCTAATGTAACAGGTACAGGAAAATTTATTTGTGGTGATTTTAGTTTAGGGGTTTCTTGTGAATGGAACAACAGTCCATGGTCAGAGATGCAGGGTGGAGTTGCTTTTGTTGATGGTCATATATTAGACTGGGTAAGGATAATGGAAGATGATTTTATATATTTAATTGATGCTTTACAGCAAGATAAAATGTGGATACCCGTACAAGATAAATATATTCCTTGGACATTGGTGAAATAAAATGTATTTTCCTCAAGATGATCATTATGAATTTGAAGATGATTGGTATGAGTTTATCAGAGAATCAGTAGGAACATTTACAACAACTCCTACAGGAACTATAATAATGTATGCTGCAAATGTATTATCAGGAAATGCGGATAGTGATGATACATATAATCTTTTCCCAAATGCTTTAGATATAACAGATCCTTTTCTAGCATACATCGCAGCAGATGCTACAGAAACAATAATTGAACTTACTTTTATTGATGCTGTTGATACTTTATTTTTAACTAATATTAATTTTGATACTTATACTGTAACTGTGAATGCTATTAGTGATGGAGCTACATCATTTCAAAATACTATGACTGGTATATATAGTGGAATAACCACTCTTGATTCTCCGGGGTCAAATGTCTTTACAATTACTATACCTGCTCAAACTCCAAATGATGGAGAAAGTGAATTTTCAATCGGAGCAATTTTAGGAGGTAGTAGAAATTTATTAACTCCAAGATATGAAGCAGGTAGACAAGCAGTTGAGCCTGTTACAAGATTACAATTTGACAATAACAATAAAGAAATATATCCTCAAGGCAGGAAGTATCAAATTTTAAATATTGATTTTAGTAAAATTGAATCTGCTGATAGAGATACTTTAAGGGAAATAATGTATGCCGTTGGAACAGATGGTGTATGCTTAGTATATGAAAATTATTCAGATAGAGAAACAGGTATTATTGCAGAAATAATGGGCCAATTCCCTGAATCAGAAACATCGGTTAATAGACACAATAATGTTTTACAGCTGAAAGAAAAAATATGAAAGTCTTATCTGATGTAACATCAATAACGAGTTTTGTTGATAATACAGGTGACACAGACTCAGATTATCCTGTAAACAACGTTATTGACTATACTAACTTTAAAGAATGGCGGTCTGAATCAACCGGACTTCAAAATATAAGATTTAATTTTACGGGATCTATCTCAGTTGTTTGTCTGTTTGGTTGTAATTTTAATAAAGTTAATATAGTTAATGGAGCAGGGTCGGTTGAACTACAAAAAGATCCTTTACTTGGTGATTATAGAGGGTTTTTTGTAGGCAGTTCAACCTCAGAGTTTAACCTTGTTATATATGCAGACGGTTCTGCAGGTCAAGTAGCTGAAGACAGTTATTTTAAAATGTCTGCTATTATTATCGGAAACGACACAACAATTAATAATGTTGTTTATCCTTTAAATACACAGCTTGTTAATCCATCAAGGAGTAACAGACTTGCTTCGTTAAATGTAAAGAAAAAATCTTGGGGCCATAATTATAGATTAATAGAAATACTAAGAAAAAATCTTGATATTGATGGGGTAAATGTACTTGCTGAAATTAAAAGAAGTCTTGGCAGAGGTCAAACTTTTGTAATATTCTTTGACGATGGAAATATTGGGGAGTGCTATCTTGGCACAAGGATTGAACCGTTTGAGTATAAAGAATTATCAAATGATAATGCTGAGGATTCTTTAATACTTGAAGAGACTGGTGGCAAACTTATAAATTATAGATTAATGTGTCAAATAGTTGGAGAAAGTGATTTTTATAATTATAGCTCAGAAACTTGGAAGCTTCCAACTTCACCAGCACAACCAAAGGGTAAAATTATTTCAGCAGGCACAGCAGAAGATGAACTGGCTGATAATTTTAGTCAGCAAACCAGATTAAGTGGTACCACTTTAGTGCTTGATAATTTAGATGGTGAAATAAAAACTATTAATGATAAAGAGGACTTAAGAGGTAGGATTGTAAAAATATGGCTTGCTGATGTTGACACTGGTGATGCAAAATCAAGTAATACTTATACCGTTAAAAAAATATCTTTTTCACCTCCAACAAGAGCATCATTAACTCTTGAGAGGTCAGATTTGGCTTTATGGCATATCATGCACCCTGTACAACAGTTTAATTTGGATGGTTATGGCGATAATACTCCTCCCGATTCAAATGCGATAGGCAAAACAATACCTCTTTATTATGGTCAAAATTATAATATTCCACTTTATTATATATGGAGAAATTATACGTCTGATGTGTATATATACCAAACGTCTCTTTTAAGAACTACAAATAGTTCTATTGATAATGTTTATCGTGATTTAGAATTGGTTGACTCTGGAGAATGGACTGCTGCACTGCCATACAAGACATCAATTAATTTTACTTTAGAACAATTAAGTTTTGCTTCAACCTTACATAACATGACAGCCGATATTAAAGGACATGTTACAACAAGCTTTGGTTATACTGAAAATCCAGTTGAATGTTTTCAAGATTGGCTAACTTATCAAGTTGGAATAACTTGTGATACAACTTCTTTTTCTGCTGCGGCAACCGTTGCTGATAACTTAGGATTAAAACTTGGTGGCGGTATTTTTGGGGAACTTGAAGCAACTGATTGGAAAGACCAATTTTTACTTGCATGCAGGGGGGCAAGGTTTTTTAAAGGAGTTGATGGTCAATATGAAATTGAAATTCCAGAATATCAAAGTACAACTGATGCTGATTTTACTCCAGATAATATGGAAATAATATCAGATGAAACGACCTCCACAGATACATTTGTTAATACTATTATAGTAAATTATTATTTAAATTTAAGTAATGGTAAATATGGATATGTGAATGAGCAAACTTGCGGCAGAAATTATGGAACAACAAAAGAATATAATTTGAGATTTGTTAATGACCATGCAACTGCTTCAAGGATTACACAGTATTTAAAAAATAAATTTTTAGGAAATGATAGAACAATAGTTTTTAGAACGGGCCAAGATGCTGGCAATTTAAAGAATGGGGACATTATTGGGGTTACTCATTTTAACCCACAACTTGACGATGCACGTTTTGAAATTAAATCTATAAAAAGAATAAAATCAAATAATTACTATTACAGCAAGTTCATACTCAAGTGATATTTTCGATTATACTGTGGAAGCAGACCCAAGCCCTTTACCAACTGGTGGAGCAAGAGAAGGTACCAAGTCAACTTTATTAGCAGTTAAAGACGGTACAAGCAATCAAATGAGAGCTCAACTAGCATCATCAAAAAATGGAGATACTAAAACAGAAGTTGTAACTTGGTATGATTCAGTAAATAAAAGTAATCAAAGCAGATACCCCATAAGGAATATATATATATAATGAGTAATGTAGCAGGACGAAATAATGGATTTGTAGAAACAGACCCGATTTTTATGGCACATGTTGCATCTGGAATTGACTCAACTGATATTTCTAATTGGAATGAAGCCTATACTATAACCCAAAGTCTTGACCAATTTTATCTTCAAATAGACGGAGCAAATGCCGACCAGGATATTGATATTGGAGCATATAATTTTTCTGCGTCAACAGTTGTTGCAACAACAGCAATTGACACACCAGAGATTTACAATACAAGCGGCATTTTAAAAATACAACCGAATGCACAAGGAGATGTATCGCTTTTTAGTGATACCGATATAGACCCATCCACAGACGGTAAGAGACTTTATTTATATAGAAGGTCAAGCGCTCCAGACAATGATGCTTATATAAAGATGCTTATTAATCAGTATATGCAATTTCAAGTTATTTCATCTGGAACATCAGGATATGAGTTTAGAGCTATTGATGGATTTATGAGATTTTCAACACAGGCTGCAAGTACAGACCCTCTGCCCGGTGATGTTATTTTTAACATGGGCGATAACTGTGAACTTGGAATAGGTACAAATTTGGGTTCTGGTAATAATCCATACTTAAGACAATATGGATATATAACTGGAGTAGGTAAAAGGAATGTATATCATAGGTTATTAGATACTGGTTATTATACTACACAGCCAAATAATGCGAGTGTGCTTGGTTGGGATATAGGATTAGATATTGACCTTGATGACCACGACCTCGAAACAACTGGAACTATAACTGCGAATATATTCAGTGCGGGAGTCAATGCTTTACAGGATGGTTATATTTATCTTTATCAAGCATTAAATACTAATAATGGAGTTATTTGGTATGATGATGCTCTTAAGCTATCCAGTGATGAAAGAATTCATTTTCAATCATGCAACTCTGAAGCAAAAGCCTTTAGACTTAGAGAAGATGGTACACACTATACAGATATTTGGAATGATGGCACAGCTGATAGCAATTTAGGTTTGAGTTTTAAAGTTCCAGTTGCTTTTGAGGGGTACCAATTTTACTTGCCAAACAACGATGGCAGTTCTTATCTTAGGGTAAGAGATTCAGATGATGTAAGCGTTTTTTCTGTAAATGATAATGGGGATATAGATTTTTCAGGCTTACTTACTGGTGGACCTGATAACATAGTTAATTTAAGTGATAACAACCTAACTACCACAGGAAATGTAACAGCAAACAACTTAAACATTTCTAGCTGGGATAGTCTCTATACAAATAGAATTCAATCTTATGGGGATGGTGTTCAATTCTCAGCCGGAACTTTATCAGCAGACTTGAATTCTACAAACTTAAAAATAACTTCAAGTGAGATAAACACAATTCAAGATATTGATACAACAGCATATCCGCAATTTGCTTATATGGGTATTGGTATTGCACCAAACGCTTCTTACGATTTATTGTTTGGTGATTTAGCAACAATTTATGGAGGAACAGATTTAACAATCGAAGCTGAAGATGATTTAATACTTGAAGCAGGGGCAACCGACTTTATTGATGTAAGCTCAAGACCGTTATTATTTCACGTTACAAGTACACAACCAACAGAAGCAAACATGACAAGAGCTGGAGAAGTTTTAATTTGGGACAACGGTTCTGGATCCATTAAACTCTATTATAATAATGAAGGTGGTAGCGGTTTGGCTGCATTAACTTTTACAGTGGAAACATAATATGTTAGATTTACAAACAGTTATTAATTTAGCTAAGGAATGGAAGGCAAAACTCCCGTTCTACCAAAAACTGTATGAAGATATTGACCTTGATATTATCACAGATATCAAAGAGCTTCCGATATGGGATAAGCAAGGTATGCTGTATTATGCCATAGCAACTGGAAATATGTACTATGGAGAAGACAAGGAGGGCTGTGTTGTAACAACTTCAGGGCATCTTGGCAGACCAATACTTTGTCATCCAACTGATGCTATGCCCGCCATTAATGATGTCTTTAACCATAAAGTCTTTTATAATGTAGATTTTGAAAATTGTGTCTGGGTTTTAAATAGTGACTTTGAAGGTTCTTGGATTGACGGACCCATACAGGGTTTAGATGTGCTTAGTATAAAAGGAGGTAGTTCGAATGATATTATTAAAGCACAGCTTGAGAGTAAAGCAGGTAAAACTCTACTTTGGATAGGGTATGATGCTTGGCTTGAAAGTATGTTAAATAAAAAGTTAATTGATGTTACTAATGACTTCTTGATATATATACCAAGAACATTTAACCCACAGTCACAGTTTTTTAAATCTTGTAAAAACCAATATGTTGGCTGGATATGTACAGAGTTCGGACTATTTGCGCAGTCATCTTCTAAGTGTGATTGTAAAGCGGAAGATGGTTCGATTATATATGAACTTCATAGAGAAGACTCTCATATATGGGTAACAGATGATAAAGATGTTATTGGAACAACTATAAGACCCGATTCGTTTACTTTTATTAATTATAAGTTGGGGGATAGAGGCATATACCACAAAGGCATTAAGTGCAAATGTGGTTTTGAAGGCGACGGCATACAATTTTTAGAAAGACATTCATAAGGAGAAAAGATATGGCAAAAGAAGGTGATATAACTGTAACTAATGAGCCTACAATAACTACGTATAGAAGAAAAAGTATTAAGTTTGATGAAATTGACAAAACATGTAAAGTTACATATTTAAAAGGGTATATGGAAGGGGATGTCTTTATTCCGATAGGTAGAGAAAAGAAAGTTGTTGTTTTCGCGAATACAATAAGCCATGATGAATCAGTAACACCATCTAATGTTGAATATTCGGAATTAGTAAACAAGATAAATGCCGGAGCTAATATTTTTTCTGATCTTACAGTTGAAGTGCATAATAAAATTATTAAAGATAAAAAGAAAAGGGAGCATCATGCTAACAAAAAAGAAAAAGAAAACAAAAGCTGAAGGTTTAATTTTGAAAGAAAAACAAAGAACAGAGGAACTGATTGTTAACCTTAAAGCAAGAGTGTTTGATATCCAAACTGACCAGGGAGTTTTAAACGCAAAAGCAAAGCCCTTTATGGAAGAGCACAACAGGCTTGAACAATCTAAAATCCCATTAATAAAACAGATAATTACTTTGACCAATGACCTTAAGGAAAAAGAAAAGAAATGATTTTTACTGCACACTTTTATAATGAGACAGGATTAACACCAAAAATATATCTTTATAAGGTGTCAGATAAAAGTCTGGTGGCCAATGGTATTGACATGGAAGAGATTGCCGTTGGCTGGTACAAATATGACTTCTCAGCTTTTGATGTAGACGAAGCATATGTTGGCTTAGCAGACAGGACTTCTGGTGATGTCAGTTCAAGATATGCTCCTTTATATACTACAGTCCATGGAGATGTTGCTTTTATAAGAAGTATGGAAGAAGGTAAATGGGAGGTTATTGGGAACCAAATGATCTTTTATAAACCAGACGGTATAACTGAAGTAATTCGTTTTAATTTATTCAACCAAGCAGGAGATCCTGCAATGGAAAAAGTATTCAAGAGGGTAAAAGTATGAGTATAGTAACAAAAGGATTTATTGATGACACAATTATTACAAAGGGTTATGGTTCAGGGGCTTTATGGAAAGAAATTGTAACTATGATTTCAGCAATCTGTAAAATGGTAACAATGACTTCAGAGATAACTAAATCAGTGGAGATGGACAGTGAGTTATAAAGAAATAGTAACAATGGATTCACCAATAACAAAAAGTATTACTGAAAACTCTGAAATTTTAAAAATAGCAAATGAAGATTCAGAGATAACAAAATTATTTACACTTATAAGTGAGATAACAAAAGAAGTTACAATGACTTCAGAAATCGATTTAGAGGAGTGTTAAAATGGCTGACCAATTAAAAGTAGGAGGCATTGGTACAAGAATTAGGCTTAATTGTGTTGATTCTTTAGATGGTTTTTCATTAGGTAAGATCTATTATAAAAAGCCCTTAAATGGTGGGACTGGTGTTTGGACTGCTGTAAGAGAAGGAACAACTAGTTATATTTATTTTGATACAACTGCTATTACAGATTTAGATATTGCTGGTGACTGGTATTTTGAATCTTATGTTGAAGTTACTGGTGGTAAATGGCACGGTGAAAGAGTTAAGAGAACAGTATACGGGAATATAGAGGTTTCAAGCTAATGTCTTTTGATAAGGTTCAATTTACTGAATTAATTATTGATACTTTAGTAAAGCTTAATAAGTGTTCAGTTGATGCTGTTAACTTATTGCTTGGTACATGTGCTGTTGAATCTAATTTTGGTGCATATTTAAAACAAATTGGTGGAGGTCCGGCACATGGTATATTCCAAATGGAACTTAATACAGAACGTGATATTTGGTTGAACTATATTTATTATAATGAAGATACTTACAAAAATAATATATGATATATGTAAAGTTATAGAACCCGATAAATATCAATTACGAGCAAATTTACCATACCAAATAATAATGGCAAGATGTCATTATCTAAGAGTTGCCGAAGCATTACCGACAACCATACAAGGCTATGCGAAGTATTGGAAAAAATATTATAATACAGTTAAAGGAAAAGGAACTGAAGAGAAGTTTATCGCAAACTATAACAGATACATATTAAACGGTAATTAAAATGGATTTCATAATTGAAAATGCAGGGAAACTTAGTGCTGGTGGTAGTGTAAGCGGTATAATTATTTATTGGTGTATATCAAAATTCCAAGAAATTAAAACCGAAGTAAAGAGCCTTGATAATAAAAAAGTAAATAATGAAAAATATGATTTACAGATTGAAACAATTACAAAAAGCATAGATGAAATGAAA